ATACTTAACAGAGAGATTATGAGCACAAGAGAATTAATTGATAATATAAAATCGGGTGATGCGCAATCTAGCAATAATACGTTCAATAGTATTATGCATGATAAATTGATTGACGCATTGGATACACATAAACAAGAAGTTGCTTCTAAAATGTATGGAGCATCTGACGACGCTCCTGCAGTTGAAGAACCTGCTGCGGAGACTGAAGTCGAAGTCGAAGGAGAAGTTGAAGCGGATGCTGACGTTTAAGGAATCGTTTAATGAAGTAATTGAAGCAAAATTAAAGCTCGGTGGTGGAGAAAAAGTAGTCAAGCAATTTAAAAAGCTTGGCAAAAAGAAAAATATAGAGGCTGTTATTACACAACAGAAAGCGGGAAACAAGAATTTTAACTTGTATATAGACGGTCTCAAACTTGATACATATAAAGATCAAATTGCTGCTGAAGCGGCAATAAAAGAATTCATCAAATTAATGGGAGCATAAATGAAGTTAATCACAGAGTATACTCAGAATCAGTTGGGTTATTCTATCCAAGAGGATGCGAAAACTGGCAAGAAGAGTACCTTTTTAGAAGGTGTCTTTATGCAAGCTGAGAATAAGAACAAGAATGGTAGAATTTATACCAGAGAAGTTCTTACAAAAGCCGTTGACAAATTTGTTAACGAACAAGTATTAACAGGACGTGCGGTAGGTGAGCTTAATCACCCGGACGGTCCTTCCATTAATTTGGATAAAGTTTCGCACAGAATTACCGAACTTAATTGGGATGGTAATAATGTGATGGGAAAAGCACTTATTTTAGATACCCCTATGGGTAAGATTGTGAAAGGTCTTGTCGAAGGTGGTGTTCAATTAGGAGTGTCAAGTCGTGGTATGGGAAGCCTTGAAATGAAGAATGGTGCCAACTATGTAGCAGATGATTTTATGCTAAACACAGTTGATATCGTTCAAGATCCATCTGCCCCTAATGCTTATGTAAATGGCATTATGGAAGGTGTTTCTTTTGAGCAGGATAGACCTGGTCATTTCGTTAAGGTAATTGAAGAAGGTGAGACAGAAGTGAAAGAATCTAAAGAGACGTTCTCGGAAGAGCAACAGATCGCAGGTTTTGAGCATTTCCTCTCTAAACTATAATCTCTATAGGAGAAAACATAATGTCTGAAGTTCAAAAAGACGAAATTGTTGAAGATGTAGCAGAGGTTATCGTAGAGGATACGCAAGTAGAAGCTGAGGTAGAAGTACCTGAAGCACCTCTTACGGAAGCTCGTACAGTATCAGCAATACAAGCCTCTATGACAGGAATGTCTAAAGAGGGCCTTGACGCCATCTTTGAAGCAGCGAAGAAAGCCGAAGCGAAAGCTAAGGTCGAAGACGATGAAGAAGAAGAGGACGATGAAGGTGATGAGGATGAAGGCGATGTAGAAGAAGGAAAGTCTAAGAAAGAAGCTAACGATCCTAAAGCTAAGAAGACTAGTAAGAAGAAAGTCAAAGCTGATGATGGTTCTGAAGGCGAAGTAATGGAAAAGAAATTTAAAGAAGATGTTGATGCGTTAATTAAAGACGAAGATACATTATCTGAAGGTTTCAAAGCCAAAGCTGAGACTATTTTTGAAGCTGCACTGCAATCAAAAATCATTTCTGAAACTGCAAAATTAGAAGAGAGATATGCTTCTGATCTAGCAGGTGAAGTTGAAGCTATTAAAGAAGATTTAGTTGACAAGGTTGACGGCTACTTAACATATGTAGTTGAAAACTGGATGAAAGATAACGAAGTTGCAATTGAGCATTCTTTGAAGTCTGAAATCACTGAGTCATTTATTGATTCACTAGGCCAGTTATTTGCTGAGCATCACATCAACGTTCCTGAAGATAAAGGTGACATCTTAGATGCACTATCTGAAGAAGCTAAAGATGCTAAAGCTCAATTAAATGACGCAACTGCCCAAGCTATGGAACTTGCTGAGCAAGTTAAAACTTACCAACGTAAGGAAATCGTAGCTGAAGCATGTGAAGGTTTAGCGGCAACTGAAGCAGCAAAAGTAAAAGAATTAGCAGAGGCTGTTGAAGCTGATGATAATGAAACTTTTGCATCTAAAGTAGCAACAATTAAGGAATCTTACCTTAATAAAGATACCGCGGTAGAAGATGCTCCAGAAGTGGACGCTATTACTGAGGATACACAAGAGCAAGATATTTCTGATAATATGAAGAGATATCTAAGCGCAATCGAGCGCACAAAGTAATCCATATTAAAGGAGATATTTAAATGGAAACTATTAATCAAGTTCAATTACAGGAAAAATGGGCTCCTGTTCTTGATTCACAAGACGCCGGTAAAATTGCAGACGCGCATAAGCGTAATGTAACAGCTGTTGTTCTTGAGAACCAAGAGAAAGCTTTCCAAGAAGAGCGTGCGCAAGCAGAAGGTCTTCATGAGGCAGCTGCAGCCAACATGAGCAATGGCTCAGGTGTAAGCAACTGGGATCCAGTTCTAATCTCTTTGGTTAGACGTGCAACTCCTGCGATGTTAGCATTTGACCTTGTTGGTGTTCAACCAATGACTGGTCCAACTGGTCTAATTTTCGCTATGAAGAGCCGTTACTCAACTCAGGGTGGTACTGAAGCATTATTCAACGAAGCTGATACAGCTTTCTCTGGTGCAGCTTCTGGTTCTACTACTGCAAGTGACGATCCTTTTGCTGGTGATACTGATACACCTGCTGATGTAGATGACTACACACCAGGTGCTGGTAACACTTTGGCAACTGCTGAAGCTCAAGGAACTAGTGGTTCACCTGCTATCCCTGAGATGGCGTTCTCAATCGATAAGACTACTGTGACTGCAAAGTCTCGTGCTCTTAAAGCTGAGTACACAACTGAATTAGCACAAGACCTTAAAGCTATTCACGGTCTTTCTGCTGAGACAGAGCTTGCGAATATCCTTTCAACTGAAATTTTGGCTGAAATGAATCGTGAGATTATCCGTACAGTTAACGTTAATTCTGTTACATCTACTCGTGGTGCATCTGCTGGTACATGGAATGCAACTAACGCTACTGATAACGGTGGTGCTCGTTGGTCAATTGAGCGTTACAAAGCTCTAGTTCAAGCAATTGAGCATGAAGCTAACAAAATTGCTGTCGACACTCGTCGCGGTAAGGGTAACTGGGTACTAGTATCTAACAACGTTGCTGCTGCTCTTAACGCTTCTGGCGTTATGGACACTGGCTTGGGTGCATTGGGTGCTCAACAAATGGATTCTGACGTAACTGGTTCACTTAGAGCTGGTACTCTAAACGGCAACATTGCTGTTTACGTTGATCCATATGCTGCTGTAGACTATTTCACAGTTGGTTATAAGGGTGGAAACCCATATGACGCTGGTATGTTCTACTGCCCATATGTTCCATTAAGCATGATGAAGACAATTGGTGAGAATGACTTCCAGCCAAGAATCGGATTCAAAACTCGTTACGGTATTGCTGACAATCCATTTGTCACTGCTGGAGCTGGTGCGAACGTATACTACAGAAAGCGTAAGGTTACTAACCTGTAATTTTCTAAAGTTACACAATAAAATCCCCCTTCATTGGGGGATTTTTCTTTATAAATAACATTATGCCAAACTTTTTAAATCCATCGTCGTTCGTTTTAACATTAGATAGTCAAACCTATTCTGGTGCAGAATTTACGATTCAAACAATGATCCTTCCGGATGTATCTGCGGACGGCGCTCCTTTACCATTTAGACAGATTGACGTTGGAATACCATCAGATAAAATAGTATTTGGTTCATTTGAAGTATCGTATCTAATTGACGAAGATCTTTTAAACTATAAAGAGATCTTTGATTGGATAAAGAGTAATGTTGAATCTAATCATTCAACTAATGCTACACGTGACTTGACGCTTACTATTATGAATTCAGCAAATAATGTCACAAAACAAATCAAATTTGTGGACGCTTACCCGACAATGATTTCGTCTCTACCATTTGATATCACCACAACTGATGTAGAATATCTTACGGCTGTTGTTAATTTCAAATATTCCTATTACGAATTTGTATAAATAAATAGGGCAACGAAGCTCCCACATGACAACGAAGTCCTTTTTAACAGAGAAAAGGAATATATATGAGAACATTATTAGAATACGTATGGCTAGATGCCGATGAGCAATTACGTAGTAAAATAAAAATTGCTGAAGGAGATCTATGTAAATTAGATCGTATACCAAAATGGTCGTATGATGGTTCATCTACCGGCCAAGCCCCTGGCGATCATTCGGATTGCATACTTACCCCCGTTAAAATCTATCCTAACCCATTCCATTTTAATGGATGGCTTGTTATGTGTGATACGGAAAAAAGATCTGCAATAGAGTTTGAAGATTCAAAAGATTATTGGTTTGGATTTGAGCAAGAATATTTTATTATGAATGGTCATGGTAGACCGCTTGGATGGGCAGATGGAGAGCCTGGACCACAGGGACCTTATTATTGTGGAGTAGGTGCAAGTAAAGTTGCTGGTCGTAAGGTTGTTGAAGAGCACATGATTAAATGTATTAATGCAGATATTAATATTACTGGAACAAATGCTGAGGTTGCATTAGGACAATGGGAATATCAAGTGTTTAGTAAAGGTGCTAAGAATGCTGGAGATGACCTTTGGATGAGCAGATATATATTAGAGAGAGTTGCAGAAGAACATGGTTATGATATTAATATCCAACCTAAACCACGTAAAGGCGATTGGAATGGATCAGGTATGCATACAAACTTCTCTACAGCTGAGATGAGAAATGATTCTAATATTGAATTATTTGTAGATATATGTGAAAAACTTTCTGATAATCATGATAAGCATATTGCTGTATATGGAAAAGATAATGACCAAAGATTGACTGGATTACATGAGACACAGGATATACATACATTTTCTTATGGTGAAGGAGATAGAGGCGCAAGTATAAGAATCCCTGTTGAAACTGTAAACAACAATTATAAATCAGGTTATTTAGAAGATAGAAGACCTGCAAGTAATGCTAACCCATATGACATCACAAAAGTTATTATAGATACTGTGTACAAATGAGTAAAAATATGATATAATATAACCATTATAAGTATAACTAGATTATTATGAATATTGAACAAATTTTAGAAATGTGGAAGGAAGATTCCATAATAGATGATTTGAAATTGGATGATACCACGATTAAGATGGCGCGTGTGCACAGTAAGTATTTAGAATTACTTACCATTGCAAAGATGCGTAGAAAGAAAAAAGATCTTGATTATAAAACATTACTTAAAGATAAATGGCTATATTATAATGGTAAATTATCTAAAGATCAGATTGATGCATTTAACTGGGAATATGACCCTTTCGGTGGTCTTAATAAGCCACTGAAGGGTGATATGAATTATTATTATGATGCAGATACTGATATACAAAAATCTCAAGCAGCACTTGAATACGATAAAGTTCTTATTGAAACTTTAGAAGAGATAATGTCTACCATACGTTGGAGACATCAGAACATTGGTAACATTATTAAATGGAGAAGTTTTGAAGCAGGAGTTTAGCCGCAAGACGCTTGAG